AAACCCAACCTGGCAATCTTCATGCTAACACACTCCCGAGACTTCCCCATAATTCGAGCAATCGCACGAGCAGAACGATTAGCCCCAAGCAACTGCCTTAACCGGTTTTCTTCTTCAAGCGTCCAGGGTTTGCCCTTCAAGTTTTATGCCCCACAAAAATCCCAATAACAGTTCCACTCAAACCTGTGATTGAAGCAAAAACCTCACTACTCCACGAACCCAAAAACGCCAAATGCGCAACCTCCAAAACCGACAAACAAACAGTCATCCCAATCGCAAACTTGACACCATAAACAATCCGCTCATCAGGCTCAACGATTTGAATCTCGTGACTGCCCCTGGCACCTCTACGCTTAGTCTTTCGAGTCAAAGCACGCTTAATCCAGTCTTCACTCATCAAACTTTAACCTCACAATCCGCCTGTTCGGAGGCTCAACTTTGTACTTACGCAAAAACACAGCTGGAGAAGCACGCTTAGCAATAAGCTCCACACTATGAATTAGCGTCACGGGGATTCGGGTAGCCTCCCAAACCCGATCACCCCTCACATAATGCTTACCCATCAACAAATGCCTAGGCGAACCCTCAACTCCAAGAAAGACACCCCACTCATCAACCAAACACTCAGGCTTCTTATGATCAACCAAAGAAGCACGAGCATCGCTAGCGTCAAACCAGGAGACCTTGATGTAGTCGCCCTTCTGAAAACCCTTGATTTGTCCAATAACCTGCTTATTTACCACTTATAATACCTCCATTAATTCTAAACTGTAACTTCTGATGTTTTGGGCTGCTACGTCGTTTGCCGAGAAGCCAACCCGAACAACCTGCACATTAGTTGCACTCACGTTTCTAACAGCCAAGCTACTGACAAACGCCAAGATTGCACCTGCTGCAGCTTTCTCCTCAAAATACTTCACCCGACTACTACTCCAGGCTACATCCTGCTCTATGCACTCAAGAGTCCAGCTGCGAACATACCCGTGAACAGTCAATTTACGCTTAGCTACTCCGTCTTCCCACTTATCAAACGAAGTAGACAACAAAGACAGGTCCTCTGCCCAATCAGTCACATTTAGGCTCTGCCCATCCAGAGTTACGCTCAAAGTTAAGCCTCCAGCTCCACATCTATGTAGGGAGCAAAGTTGAAGTCCTCAGGAATACCTGCTAATCCAGCTCTTGCTTCTGCAACAATTTTTAACAACACATCCTGGGCATCAGCAATAGTTAATGGTCTGCCAACCAAATTCTTTAAAGCCAACAAGCGTTCAACGTAGTCTTGTTTTCGAAGCTTTAAAGTTTGTAGCTGGGCGCTGTCTTTTGGATTGTCAAAAACAATAGTCAATACCACTTCACCTGTGGCTGTTGTGACTTGAGTAATTTTTATAGTCAACGCACATCAACCCCCACATGACTAACACAAACATAACTAGAGCAGGAAACAAGCCACTCACAAGAGCTGACCTCGGCAACCTCAAAAGTGTAGGTATGAACTAAAACATTGACTCCTGAAGCTACACTCCAAAAATCAGTAGCATCACCAAAACTGATTCCCCTAACCCTGCCCAACTTGCTATTCTTGGTTGCCGAATTTTCATAAAACGGCTCCAACACTGCATAAAACGTTGAGCCTTGAGGAAAATCCAAAGCCAAAGGCTGATACGCCTGATTGGTGGTTATCCAGGGGCACAAAACAACAGTCAAATACAGCTGACAGTAGCGATTTGAGGTCGAATGATAATCATAAACTTTTATGTTTAGGGTCTGTCCAGCATTCACGGGCAAACAAGCAAAACCAAAGGATCCTCTGGCATAAGTCGGATTAGATGAAGACGAGATTTGGTCGTCGTATTTGCGTTCATTCCAGCTAACCTGAACACTATTAACGTATAATCGCAGGTTGTGTTTGTTTGCATCACTTGCCTCTCCAATATTTTTGGCTCTGGTCCTTCTTGTAGGCGCAGAGGCGTCGTCATCATACCCAAAAACAAAAATGAAGGCGCTGTACTGCTTGATTTTTCCTATAGGAGTTTGGCGACCCGTGGGTATTGCTATGTTTGTGTTTATGACTGCGTTGCCAACTCCAGAAGTCCCACCGACCGCACGCGCTGAAGCTGTGTGGGCTAGTAGGTCGTTGAATTTGAATTTGATTACCTGGTACTGCTGCCAACCCGCCCAAGCACCCGAAACAAAAACAGAAGTCTGATACAAAACAGAATGCGAACCAGACTCCAAGATGACATAGATTTCTGGGGTATAACTTCCCCATCCTACACCTCCGGTCAGGCTGCCTGAGCTCCAAACAGGAGTACTGTCGACAACTATTCGGGCTGCTCCAGCATAACTTGAACCTCCACCTACTCCATAGTAGCCTCGAATCCGAATTACGCACTTCTCAGATAATGAAAGGGATTGGGTTGCTCGAGTTTCCCAATTATGCACTGAAGAACTTGTGTTTTGTCCCGAAAGAGTCGTCAAGTCCTGCTCAGAAGAAACAATACGTTGCTGCTCAACCAGTAAAACCATTCTATGTGAACACGCTCCCTTGCCTTATGCACTTCTGAACCACTGGCGCACCCGCGCTTGTAGCCTCAACAATCACTGTTTTTAGGCGCTGCTCCATCAAGCGCAAAACACGCTCATCAACCGATCCAGAAACATTAATGGAAACATTAACAACCGAACCCGCGTTCCCAGAAGATAAGCCGCCGAAGGATCCGAATTCACGAAGAGGAACAACAGCTTCAGGTCCAGCCTCACCGATTAAAGCTAAAGTAGGACCTGTGACGATGCCGCCTTCTGCAAACCCCAAAGCTTGACCTATGCCGCCAAATAAGCCCCCGATAGAATTAGCAACTCCGCCCAAAGCATTCCCAATACCACCCAGAAAGTCAGCGATAGGCTTCAAAATGTTAGTATAAGCCCAAGAAAGAGCATCAAACACGGGCTTGATTAGGTTCTGGTAAACCCAGTTCACAGCTGAGCCTAAGGCTTCCCAGGCAGCTCTAAACGCTCCCGAAATAAAGTTGCCAACGGGAACCAGGATGTTGTTCCAAAACCAGCCTAAACCGTTCTTGACTTGATCTACAACAGAGAGGAATAGGTTCCATTGGTTGCAGAGCTGCTCCCAAATCCAACCGAACACGCCGCTTAAGAACTCGCCAAACGGAACAAAATAGTTGTTCCAGACGCCTCCTAAGTACTCGCTGAGTTTTGCTAAGCCGATTTGTGCGAGCTCCCAGCCCAAGCAGAGGTTATTCCATATCCACCCAAACGTGTCACTAAGCCATTGTCCAAATGGTACGAACACGTTTTCCCAAAGCCAAGTCAAACCTTTGCTTACTGAATCAATTATGGGAGCAAACCACTCCGCCAAAGTCTTGGTTATGTTGTCGATTGCTTCTCGGAACCACTCACAGTTCTCGTAGGCATACCACAAAGCAGCAATAATGCCAGCAATTGCGGCAACGACTAAGACGATCGGGTTAGCGGCTAGGAAGTTCATGGCTCCACTCAAAGCCGTAGTTGCCGCAGTCTGGGCAGAAGTTATCGCGGTCCAGGAGGCCTTGATTGTGCTTAAGCTTCCGACAGCCGTTATCATTGTAGGAATAACAGTCAATGCAGATTGGACTATGGCTTCGTTCATGTTATCCTGAACCATGGTGGCGCGGTCAACTGAGACTTGGTAGCGGTCCTGAGCCAAACTCAAATCTGAAGCCGCAGCCCTTGCCTGCTCACTCTCAACCCCATACTTATCCAAAGCAACATTCAATCTACGCTGCGCATCCTCAACACTGTTGGCGCTCTGTTTAACCTGCAAGTTAGCACGGTCAACGCTAAGCTGCATATCAGCAACCCGATCATAAGCCCCATACAAACTAAAAACGCTAGTCGCCAACCCACTAAACCCCATCACAAGGTTTTTGGCGCTAGCATCTGTGTGTTTTTGTGTTTCAGAGACTCTTTTGCCCGATTCCTCAACTTTACCCATAGACTCAGAAATCGCTTGCCCGGCTTCCGCTACGACTTTGCTTGCCTCATCCTGCGCCTTCAATGTTATGTTGATTTCGCTACTCACACGCTACTCCTGCCAAGTTTGCTTCTCCACTCAAGCCAACTAACCAAATAGCTAAGCTGAAATGGGGTTAGCTGGGAAATTTCTGTCAAAGTGTAGCCGTATTCGTGGGCTACCCAGCCGACTAGCTGCGCTTCGCTACAGTTGTGGATCCAGGTGGCTGTTGGCGTGGCAAAAAACCCGCAAACACCCCACTCATACGATCAAGCAACAAAGCCTTCAAATGAAACGGCAACGCCTCGTAATCCTCAAAACATAACTCGGGGTCTGCTTTGGCTAGCATGGCATAAACTATCAGGTCTGCTTTTTCTTCGTCTGAGGTGGTTTTGGTTAGGTCCAGGGCTTTTACTTCTTTAACTGACAAGATACCGTAGCGGATTGTTCCAAGATCAGGATCCACTAAACTATAGATTTGGCGGGTATCAGCTGCGAGGGCTTTAACATCAAAGAGTTTCGCTTCATTCTGCTTGGTTTGGGTGTGTTGCTGGAGCTTTTTTCGGTACTCATCAACTCTACTCACAAAGATCCTCTCCTGCTAGGTTTGGGTTCCAAATGCGACGTCTGAGGCTTCTCCGCTAACATCTTGTCCTGCAACGCCGTCTTGTGAGGCCTCAAAACCCCACTTACTCAAGATCACGCCAGTGTAGGTATGCTTCTCCTTGCCAGTACCAGTGCCGTTTGGTCTAACTTCTATGGTTACTGCAGTCCCGTTCAGAACCTTCTCAGCATACGTCTTATCAATGTACATAGCGCCAAATTCTACTCGAAAAGTTTTGTTTCCGCTCTTTAAGACTGCGGGCTTGTCGCTGCCCAACTTGTACTTCTTAATCAACGAAGCATCCACGCTCTCCTTGACTTTCTCAGCATAACCAATCTCGACTGTGTCAAGTAGCACGACTGCTTCTCTGCCTAATGGTGGTGTACTCATTTTTTATTCCTCATTTTTCCGACGCAGAAAACTGCGTTTCGCCCCAGCCTGGGGGCTCATCAGGGAAACTAACTTTTAGTTTTCAGTTCAGCTTGGGTTTCTATCTCCTCTTTTAGGTCAGCAGCTAGTGTTGAGCCTACTGCGCAGCTAAATCCGATTGCTGCACAAGCAGGAGCAGTAACATCCGGCAAAGAAGGAACAGCCGCAACAGTTGCCAAAGCCGCCAAATACAAAATAGCAGCCAAAGCTAACCCAGCAAACACCGCCGACGCCAACCTACGAGTCAAACTAACCATCTGTTTTTGTCACCTCCAAAACTATCCAGGCAAATAATGTAGTAGAGCCTCAAACTGGACCGCGCCTCCGTAGAGCAGTTTGTCTTGGAACTTGATTTCTCCAGGAGCAAAACCAACCGGTATGCAATCCTTGGCTTTTCCACCCAAACTCCGATCGGCTAAAACTGCGTCTACGACATCAGCCATGACTGATACTATGTCTTTGAACCAGTCTTTGGGCTCATACTCCAAAACCACAAGGACAACGCTAAAGTTCACTTTCACCTGCAGCCTTGAACCTAAAGTTGCCTGCGAAATCGGCGAGGGCTCAGCATTAATTATAGCCTTAGGCAAACCGCCAACGGTGAACTGTTCACCCAAAACAACAGTCTTAATTGAGCTCTTAGTTGAGATCTTGGATTTTACAGCGTCAAAGACTGCTTTGTATTCTGTGTAGAAGCCCATTAGCTGATCAGCTCCAGCCACAACTCAGCAAAAGTCTCCTCAGCTTTGCCTCGGGCAAACTCTGCTGCTTGTTGCATCCACGGGTTAGGCTTAGAGCCCGGATGATGAACAAGCCTAGTGAAAACCATTCTGCCATTAGCACCTAAAAATGCAAGGACAGAAGCATTAACAGGACGAATAATATGCGGCGCAGTACCTTTAACAACAAATACAGCGTAAGGTGCCAAAACATCAATAGAGGCTTCCCCCTCGCCAACCTGCTTAACTATAGTAGCGGCTAGCTTACCCGTTACCCTTGGAGCATTCCAAAACGCATGAGCCCAAGCAACATCAGCCAGTCGATCCAGCAGCTTCTGCTTAACTGGACCACTAAGCTTTGCCACAACCTCATCAAACTCAAGACCCCTAGTAGTAACTTCAACCGAAATCAAGCCTGACACACCTTAAACGCTAATTCCCCTTCCGCTTCACAGTAAATCTCCAAAAATCGGTTAGCTTCAACCCAAAACGCCTCAGCCCCAACAGGATCCCTTCGCCTACGAAATAACCAAGCAGCAAAATGAGCACTAGCATCAACAACTACCTGAGAAACAGGAGACGATACACAAAGATCTCTCTGCTTAAGCAGATTATCAATCAGGGCATCGGCTGAGGATATGCAGTCCAAAATTTCTTGATCATAGGTTTCGGTTTCAGAAGAAACCTGCAAAACAACCTTAACATCACTAACTTGACAGTAACCCATGCTCAGCTTGCTCCTTTGACCTTGTTTTGGATCATCTCAAAAATGACAATCCGATTACGGATTGCCGTGTCAATGTCTTCTAAGAGGATAATTTGCATCCATTCTGGAAAAGCACCGATCCTCTGACCCAACTCTATCCATCTTAGTTGCCAATCATAGAAGGATTTCTCAGTCAACCAGAATCGCCTCCCTCAGAATTGTCTAAGAGAGCTTTAATTGAAGCAACAATTTTCTGAAACTCTTTCTCAGTTACATTATCGTCTTCAGCGGCTTTTATGACGATTGTGAGGAGACTGTTTAGCTGTCTAGCTTTATCTTTACCCTGCTTGTACTTCGCACCAAAAACCACTGAAGCTGTAGCTAAAAATGCTCCAACCAAAAGGGCAACAGACAAGTATTCCATACTTATTTGAATAAAATCAGCCAAAATATAGCATATTTTGCCAAAAAAAGATAGCTGTTAAAAGATAACCAGTGATAGGATACTCTTAAAAGAAAATTGAGTTTGTATAAATACAGGGCTATTGAAATGAGAGGGCTTTCTAGGCAATTTATGGATGACTTGATAAAACCAGAGGGCAAGCTTCATCCAATACTCGAACGAGTAAAAAAAGACCATAATCTGATGCTAGCTATACGTGATTCTTACATCAACATTTACTATCGTGGAGGAAACATCCTAAGAGTAGCCGAACAGGGCAGTTTCTATGAGACCTTCTTTGACGTTCAATACGCCAAGTCGGGACAAGTTATATCAAACTCGGAAGAAGAAATTAGAAATCAATGCGATGCCCAGAATTTGGTCGCATGCCTTCCTGAACGCAAAATTATTATGGACGAATATCTAGCTGGCAGAAGCAAAACTACAGAACGAGAATTCCAGCAACTAGTGGCAAGGGAAAACAACAATTCGTCTATCTCAAATGAAAGTGAATACTTCGTTTCTGATATTGAGGTCACAGTGCCTCATCTTGCCCGATTTGATATTGTTGCTGTCCGTTGGTTGGCAAGAGAGCGAAAAACTGGAAGTAGATGCAAAGCGGCTTTGATTGAGATGAAATATGGTGATAAGGCTCTCGAAAACAACGCTGGGCTGATAAAGCATCTGAAAGATATGGATGCCTTGATCTCTGACAGAAAGCAATATGCCGGTCTTTTACAGACTATGGAGAGTCAGTTCAAACAGTTAGATGAGTTTGGATTGATTAGTTTCAACAAAGGAACTAGCAACGCCAAGGTTAAGCTGAATCCTGAATGCAAACCGGAAGTAATTTTTATTATTGCCAACCACAATCCTCGG